TACACAAACTAAGTAAGGAAGACCACAAAGAGATTAAAATCTTAGCTGCTGGCCGTCCTCATATTGCTGTAGAAGACTATAACGGAAACGTAATGGTTGTAGGTTTAGAACACGGTGCTGATGTATCAGGTGGTACAATCGTAACAGGTGCTGCAATGGGAGACCTAAGTGGATATACTCTTACGTTTACTGCACAGGAAACTAAGCCTGCTAACTTTGTTGATAGCCCAACGGCTGCTGACCCATACGCAGGAATGTCAAGTGCTACTGTAACTGTAACTGAAGGAACTAACTCTTAAACATAGTAGGTTCTTAAACGCAATAGGCCTCACCTTTATGGTGGGGCTTTTTTGTAAACAAATAATACATCTTTAAGTTATATATATATGAAAGTATTACTTCCATCTACTGATGAGCAAATAATTAAGATCATACCGAGAAATTACGTATCTGATGCCGAGAAGTATGAGCAAAGAGTAGAATCAGATGGTGGATTGGTAGAGGCGTCTAATTGTCTTTATGATTATTTTGAAGACATTAGTAATCTTAATTTAGTTATTACAAAAGATGGAACTGGTGAAACGGAAACCCTTACAGAACTACTATCAATTGTTGATGGTAATTATTTGAGTGTTTTTTGTACATTCTCAATACTTTCTGAAGGTAGTATTTATTTTATGGAGCTAAGACAAAACTCTACATTGTTGTTTAGGGATAAGGTTTATGTTACGTCACAGACGAATAAAACACAAAAACATACACTGAACACAGGTAAATATACAGAGCATAGTGCTGCTCCTACTGGAGAAAAATATATAATAATATAATATGCCTAGAAAAAATAAACCAACAGGAACAATCAGAGTAGTAAACCTACAGGGCTATACTATTCCCGAAATTAAGGAGGACTACAGAAATGATTGGGTAACCTACGGACAGGACAACAATTACTTTGGTGACTTGATCGATAATTATCTAAGCAGTCCAACAAACTCTTGCTGTATCAATGGTATTGTAGATATGATTTACGGAAGAGGATTGAGCGCAACAGACAGCGAAGAAAAGCCTGAGATGTTTGCTCGTTTCAAAATGATATTGAAAGACGAAGAGGTAAAAAAGATAGTCAACGATTACAAATTACTTGGCCAAGGTGCTGTTCAGGTCGTTTACAATAAAAGCAAGACTAGAATTACTTCTCTTACGCATTTCCCTATGGAAACGCTAAGAGCAGAAAAAGCGGACGAAGGGAAAATAAGAGCATATTATTATCACCCTAAGTGGAGTGAATATAAGCCATCCGACAACCCAAAGAGAATCCCTACGTTTAACAATGGAAAAGGTAATGAGCTTAGAGAACTTTATATCATTAAACCGTATAGACCAGGGTTTTATTACTATGCTCCTGTAGACTATCACGGATGTTTACAATACTGCTCACTAGAAGAAGAGGTATCTAACTACCACATAAACAATATTCTTAATGGCCTACAGCCATCACTCTTAATCAACTTCAACAACGGAGTTCCTGATGAGGAGGCTCAACAACTAATTGAAAGCAAAATCCAAGATAAATTCGGAGGGACGTCTAACTCAGGTAAGTTCATTTTAGCGTTCAATGAAGACCCAGATCGTCAAGCTGACATAGAGCCTATACACCTCCCAGATGCACACGCACAGTATCAGTTCCTTGCTGATGAGGCTCGTGAGAAAATTATGCTCGGTCACAGAGTTGTTTCTCCGATACTTCTTGGTATAAAAGATAATACAGGGTTTGGTAATAATGCAGAGGAGCTTAGAACGGCTTCTGTCCTTATGGATAACATTGTTATACGCCCATTCCAAGAAAAGATTATAGAGTGTTTGAAGACTATGTTGGAGTTTAACCAAATTGACTTAAACCTATACTTTGTTACTCTGCAGCCTATTGAGTTCACTCAGTTGGATAACATTGAAACTAAGATTAAACGTGAAGAGGAGACAGGTGAAAAGTTGTCTGCAATGGACCGAGTAAAATCACTATTTAAAAAGAAAGAAGATGGCGAAAGCACTGTTCATAACGACTAACGACTTAAGGAGAAAATCCCTTGTAGGAGGGACTGTAGATGCTGATAAGTTTATTCAGTTCATCGAGGTAAGCCAGGATATTCACATTCAGAATTATCTGGGTACAAGTCTATATGATAAGATATCTACTTTGATTACTGGTGGCACTATAGACAACCCTGCGAATGCAGCCTACAAGACACTCCTGAACGACTATATAACACCGATGCTTATATGGTTTGCTCAGTCAGACTATTATATGTTTGCGTCTTACCAAGTAAGTAACGGAGGTGTTTATAAACATCGAAGCGAGTCTTCAGAGACTCTTTCGATGGAAGAGATACATTACCTAGTTGAGAACTCAAAGAGTAAAGCTCAGTTCTATACTAGACGGTTTTTAGATTATATAATTGATAATAGCAGTAGCTATCCTGAATACAATGATTCTAGTCAAGACGGAATGTATCCTGACAAATCTGATAATTTCAATGGATGGGTATTATGAGATATAAGCCAAAACAAAAAAACATAATTAAACTAAAACAGTTCTTAAGTAGATGCCAATACCAAGACCAAAATCAGGAGAGAAGCAAAGGGATTTCATCCAAAGATGTATTATTCAAATAACAAATGAATATGATAAGGATCAAGCATTGGCTATCTGTTATAAACAATATAGAGAAAACAAATAAGAAATGGCAACAGGTTGGGGAAAAGTAATAAACAACATAGGCTTCGGAACGATATATAACGAAAGCTGGGTAGGACAATATCCATTTGTTAGTATTGTAGGCGATGCAAATGATTTATACAAAAGAGTAGATGACACAGGTGGTACTATGGAAGCACAAGCCTGTTTAGTAGAAACATTTAATAATTCAGTACAATGAGTATTTACGACAAGGCAAGTTTAGTACATATCCCAAGCGGAGTAAAGAGTGGTACGTTATATAATGTACTGCCTAATAACGCTGATGGGGATTTCGATTTTACAAGAAGTTCAACTGCGACACGAGTAAACAAAGACGGACTTATAGAAACCGTAGCAATAGGAGTACCAAGACTTAACTACCCTTTATTAGACGGTGTTGTACAGGACTGTCCCACTTTACTTTTAGAGCCGAGTAGAACTAATTTAATTACTTATAGTGAGGATTTTAGTGATGCTTCTTGGACAAAGAGTGGTGCAAGTGTAACAAGTGGTTTTGTTTCTCCAGATGGAAATGATAACGCTTTTAAATTAGTTGAAGGAACAAGTTCAAACCAATTTATAAGAACATCGCATACTGTTACAACAGGTAACAATACAATAAGTATTTTTGTTAAAGCTGACGAAAGAGATTGGATTTTATTATGGGATGGGTTTTCATCTAAAGGGAGATATTTTGACGTAAAAAACGGTAACATAGGTGGTTTTAGAAGTTCCGCTCCAGATAGTTCATCAATAGATAATATTGGTAACGGTTGGTTTAGGTGTTCTATGACTGTAAATAGTGTTAGTACTAATTTACAAAATCAAATATATTTAGCAGATGGAGATGGTTCTTTTTCTTATACAGGCAACGGAACAAGTGGTGTTTACATTTGGGGCGCACAGTTAGAAGCAGGAAGCTATCCAACATCCTACCTCAAAACAGAAGGTTCAACAGTAACTCGTTCAGCAGATGCAGCCAATGGCGCAGAAGCAACCTTTAACGATAGTGAAGGGGTTTTGTATGGTAACATAGCAGCTTTGGCTGATGATGGTACTAACAGACAGTCTGCTTTAAGTGATAATAGTTCATCAGATAGAGTTATGATGAATTTACACGCAACGTCAAATCAAATACAAGGTTATATTACAAATGGTTCTGGCGAACAAGCAGATATGAGATTTGTTGTTGCCGACTCAACTTTATTTAATAAGGTTGCAGTTAAATATAAATTAAATGATTGTGCGCTTTGGGTAAATGGTTTTGAAGTAGCTACGGAAACTTCTGCTACAATGTTAGTTGGTTTGCAGGTATATGATTTTGATAATTATGGAGGTTCACTTCCGTTTTATGGTAAAACCAAACAACTAATGACTTTTAACGAAGCATTATCAGACAGCGAATTAGAAGCACTTACAAGTTACAGTAGCTTTAACGAAATGGCAACAGAACAACTTTATACAATAGAATAATGGCAAAGACATTTAACTACGGAGCAGGTATATGGGCAACCAAGACAGGTTCGTCTATGGCTTATAACGACCAAAACGATAACTATAAACCGACACCTTTCAGCGTAACAAGGGACAGTATTGCCACAAGGGTAAACAAACAAGGGTTAATAGAAGTCGTAGGACAGGATAAATTAAGAATTGACTATACAGACAGTTCAAATGGTGTTGCGCTTTTAGAACCGAGTAGGACTAATTTAATTACTTATTCGGAAGATTTTAGTAATGCAAGTTGGAATAAAGAATCTGGTAATCAAGTTATCAACTCTAATGTTGAAACATCCCCAAGCAATACATTAACAGCGGACAAACTTACTGTATCTTCTGGGTCTATTACAACAAGAAAACTTTGGTATCAACAATCTACTACTATTGGTTCAGAATATACTTTTTCTGTTTATGTAAAATCGGTTACTGGTCAAGTTAATACGGGGTTTATGTCAATAGCGTATTTAGATGCTAATATAAATGAAACCTCTTTTACAGCAACTGATATTTGGCAAAGAGTAGTTGTTACCGCTACTGCTAATGATACTGTTACAAGATTTTTAATAACTGGAGACCCTAACTGTCAAATTTACATCTGGGGTGCTATGATTGAGCAAGGAAGCTATGCCACAAGTTACATTCCCACTTCAGGTTCAACCGTTCCAAGAGCAGCAGACGTAGCTAACGGAGCAGGAAACGAGCAAGTATTTAATGACAGCGAAGGAGTGTTGTTTGTTAATACAGCGGCTCTGGCTAATGATTTAACTAATAGATATATACTTTTAGGAACATCAAGTAATAATGTTTACATAAGGTATCAAAGTTCATCTAACTCACTTAGATGCAATGTTACTGTTAATGGTTCAAGTCAATTTATTGCAATTGTTACTTTAGATGATGAAACTATATATTCAAAAATATCAGTAAAATATAAAGAGAACGACTTTAATTTATATGTAAATGGCTTTAAATTAAAAACAGATTTAGGTGGTAGTACTTTTACTGATGGAACTTTAACAGAATTGGCTTTTGATAATGGTATTTCAAATGCTTTACCTTTCTATGGTAAAGTAAAAGAAATTGGTTACTACGATACAGCTTTAACAGATGCCGAACTTGAAGCACTAACAAGCTACACATCATTTACAAATATGGCTAACGAATTAAATTTAACAATTAAGTAATGGCAAATACATTTAAATTTGGAAACGGAGAATGGGCAGTAGGAAAAGAAACTGCTCTTGCCTATAATGACGAGAACGGTAATTTTAAGCCACTACCTTTTACTTTTGACAGGGCATCAACAGCAACTGTTATAAACAAAGATGGTTTAATCGAAACAGTAGGCACAGATGAGCCACGTATTGACTTTCTAAACAACACTAATGGGCATTTGTTATTAGAGCCGAGTAGAACGAATACTGTTACTTATAGTGAAAAAGCAGACGAATGGGGTCGGAATAATTCTCAAATACCTATTTTAGATACTTCAATTAACAACCCTTATGGAGTAGCAGGTGCATACACTACTTCAGGCAACGGTACTGCAAATTTTCCTCAATATAATTTAGGTACTATAAATGCAACATCAAGCGGTACTGCCACAGTTTCTGTCTTTTTAAAGCAATATGAAGCACCATATATTCACGTTATAGTTACTGGTGTTGACATAGATGGTTTTGCTACAAGTTCTTTGTATAAATTTACTTTTGCAACAGAAACTTTAAGTAGAATAAGTGGTGCTGATGCAGACAGTACATCAGTACAAGATTATGGTAATGGTTGGTATAGAATCATATTGACTTATAATTATGACGGAAATGCTGACTTTACTTTTCGATTAAGAAACTATAATGGTTCATCCGAAAAATTAGAAATAGGCACATCAAAAACATACGCTTGGGGCGCACAAGCAGAAGAAGGAAGCTACGCCACTTCGTATATACCAACATCAGGAAGTACTGCTACAAGGAGTGCGGATAGTTGTAATGGTGCAGGTAACTCAAATGTGTTTAATGATAGTGAGGGAGTTTTATATGCAGAGATTGCAGCTTTAGATGAAACTCAAGGCACTTCTGTTCTTACAATTTCAGACAGTTCTTTATCAGATAGACTTTTGATAGCTTTTGTATCTGGAAAAATAAGGGGTGAATTTGTTAGTGGAGGAGGTAATATAACAAGAGACGCTTCAGGAGTTTTTATTGAGAATTTCAACAAAATAGCTTGTTCTTATACATCCAATACATTTAAAGTTTTTGTGAATGGTTTGCAAGTAGGAACTACTGGTACAGTAACAACTGCTTTGTTAGGAATTGTAGAATTGGCTTTTGATAGAGGTGATTCAGCTAATGATTTCTACGGAAACGTAAAAGATATAAGATATTACAACACAGCATTAAGCGATAGCGAATTACAAGCATTAACAACGTAACAAATACACCTATAATAAAAACGAGAGTAATCTTTACATAAGAAAGAACATAAGATAAGAAAGTAAAAAAAACTATACATATAAACACCAAAAGTTATAACTAAAAGTTAATATAAAATGAAATATTTATTTAAGAAGTATGAATTTTCTGATGCTGAACAAGCAGAAACAAGAATAGCTGCTTTACCACATACAGAAGATGAGGAAGGTAACGAACACCCTTCGCACAGCCATACGGTTGTTAAGCTAGGAAACGTAGTAGTAGAACAAGGTACTTATGACGAAGAAGGCGAAGAACTAACTGCGCCTGTACTTGCTGACAAGTATTCTGTTGATGTACTATGGAACGCTTCAGAGATTACAGAAGAAACAGAAGCTGCTGTACTTGACGAAGAAGGTAACGTAATTACTCCTGCTGTAACAGAGATTGACTACCCTTATGGTTGGTCTTCTAAAGAAATAGAAATAGAAGAAGGTAACGGTGTCCACACTTTTGCAGGGTGGTCTTATAGCAATTAGTTATGGACTTAAACTCGTTTAAACTTTACGCAATCAACTTATCAGCTATTACAGTTAGTACAATGGATATATTAGAAGATAGTCTAAAGATACTTTTATTGTTGGTTACTATTGGCTACACAGCCCAAAAGTGGTACGAGTTAAAAAAGAAGAAATAATGTGTGATATTTGTATGCATTGCGGTTTATGTTAAAACACTTTAACTATTCAGAGTTCGATAGTCCTGACGTACAAGGTAGTGGTCAGCTAATGGATAAGACTTTGCTTGAGATGCTAGACGAGGTAAGAGATAAGTTCGACAAACCCATACACATAAATAGTGGGTTTAGAACACCTACACACAATGAAAAAGTAGGAGGAGTAGAAACAAGCAGCCATCTTAAAGGACTTGCAGTAGACATAGCTTGTAAAAATAGCACAGACAGATTTGATTTAATTAACTGCCTTTTAGACGTAGGGTTTAGCAGAATAGGAGTTGCAAAGACTTTTATACACGCTGACATAGATCCTGATAAGTCTATTGGTGTAATGTGGACTTACTAATGAAAAAGATACTCCAAGCCATTACAGGCGGTTTACTGAAGGATATTGGTAAAGTAATAGATAACCTCCACACGAGTGACGAAGAACGCTTAGAAGCCAAGAGAAGGCTTCAGGAGCTGCTTGAGCAGGCTGACAAGGAAGCGCAGGACCAAGTTACGTCACGTTGGAAGTATGATATGCAATCGGACTCGTTCTTGTCAAAGAACATACGTCCTCTTGTACTTGTGTTTTTAACGGTTATGTTTACACTATTGGCTTTTACGGATGGTAACATAGGAGGATTTAAAGTACAGGAGCAATACGTTCCAATATTCCAGAGTTTACTTATAACGGTTTATGGGGCTTATTTCGTGGGTAGAACTTGGGAAAAGAATAAGAAGAGTGGCAAAGAAGATAGATAGTCTCTACAGGGGAGGTGCAAGAACGAAAAGACCAGGTGTGCATTCTAAAAATGCATCACCAGGCAAAAGAGGACACAAGAAGGCTTATAGAGGACAAGGGCGTTAATCATTAAACGCAGTAGGTTAATTCTTAAACGCAGTGGGTATACACGAGCTTAAAAACTTCGAATACGAAGAATTTGACTGTCAGTGGTGCAGTAAGCACTCTACAGGCTTTAAAAATATGGATAGGCATTTCCTAAGGATGTTGGACGAAGCAAGGGATTTAGCTGAGTTAAAGTTCAAAATACTTAAAGGGTTTGTCTGTTACGGATGCAGAGGCAGTATAAACGAACTTGAGCATTCATCACACTTGATCGGCAGAGCAGCCGTAATACAATGCAAACACACATACAAAAGATACCGGATAATAACAGCTCTTCTTGAGGCAGGTTTTACCCGTATAGGAATACACAACAATTATATCTACGTAGATAACGATGATATGAAGGCTGATTCCATATTTCCATTTGAAATAATACACGAAAGAAGCATAAAATAAGTGGGCTAGCCCCTTTTAAGGGGGCTATGCCCTATATTATATTATATATTATACTTTATTATTATATTATATATTAATATTATATTATATATTATATATACTATTACATACAAATAAATTGTATGTAATAATATTACATTAGGTATTTAAAAAAAGTTTTATATATTAGCACCATAAAACAAAAAGATATGGATGCAATACACGAAATAAACTTTTATAATAATTTTGACTTAATATCACAGACCCTAAAAGACCACGACCCTCAGGTCGTGCAATCACTGAATGAGATAGCCATATATGTAGCTAGTTTACACTTGGAATGCAGAGAGAATAATACGCTGATTAAAAGCCTCAAACAGGAGTGCCACGAAAGTGATATAAAAATCGGTATGTTGTCTTTTAAGTGTGAGGAGTATGAGGAGATAAACTCTTAATATCGCACATATGGACATAAATCAAAAAGGTTGTTTTGCGGAATACAAGTTTGTAACAAAGGCTATGGAGAGCGGTTTTAATGTTTCTATGCCTTTATTGGGTTCTTCTCCTTATGATTGTATATTAGAAAAAGATAATTTGATGTATAAATTTCAAGTTAAATATATGTCAGATAACAGATATACTTCTGACAAACAGAAGACTCCTCAGATTGAAATAAAATCAGGTAAAAAATATTATTCTAAGGAGGAGGTTGATTTTTTTGCTGTATGGCACGAAAAACACAAAGGTTTCTTTATACTGCCTAACAACGGTCAGAAGGCATTTAGATTATGCGTAAAAAATAAATACAAAGAGAACTTCAATAACTTTGATATTATTTTGTAAATCAAAAATAATGTATATATTTGCAGTATGACTACGCTAGTAAATAAGTTGGTTGCTATTCAGGGGAGACTGAAAGCACCGAAGAACCAAAGGAATAACTTTGGTAAGTATAACTACCGAAGCTGTGAAGACATCCTAGAGGCTGTCAAACCGCTTCTCGCAGAGCAAGGAATTGTTCTGACTGTATCAGATATTTTTGTAGGTGAAGGCGCAATCCCTCATATAGTAGCTACGGCTTCTATAACGGATGGCAAGGACACTGTATCTGTATCTGCACAGGCTGGGGTTGACCCAAACAGAAAGGGAATGGATATTGCCCAGTCGTTTGGATCTTCTTCTTCATACGCTCGCAAGTATGCGTTAAACGGTTTATTCTTAATTGATGACACCAAAGATGCAGATGCGACTAACACACACGGAAAGACAGCTACTGCTCAACCACAAAAGGTTGATACAAAGAAAGCTATTCTTAAACCGAATACCCCTGAGTTCGATAAAGTAAAGAACTATATGGATAATGGAGGTA